CATTCTGTCAACAGAAATTCTAGCTGAAATCAACCGTGAAGTTATTCGTACAATCTACACCACTGCTGTTACTGGTGCTCAGTACGGTACAACAAATGCTGGTTATTTCGACTTAGACACAGACTCAAATGGCCGTTGGTCAGTTGAGCGTTTCAAAGGTCTGATTTTCCAAATCGAGCGTGATGCTAACGTAATTGCAAAGCAGACTCGTAGAGGAAAAGGTAACGTTCTGATCGTTTCTTCAGACGTTGCTTCAGCTATGGCTATGGCTGGTGTTCTACAGTACACACCTGCTCTACAAGCTGATCTACAAGTAGATGACACAGGCAATACATTCGCTGGATTGCTACATGGTCGTATCAAAGTGTACATCGATCCATACTTCGGTGGATACACAAGCAACCAAGAACTAGTAACAGTTGGATATAAGGGTACATCACCTTATGACGCTGGTCTGTTCTACTGCCCATATGTTCCTCTACAAATGGTTCGTGCTGTTGACCAGTATACATTCCAACCAAAAATTGGATTCAAGACTCGTTACGGTATGGTAGCTAACCCATTTGCACAAGGTCTTACACAAGGCAACGGCGCACTAGCTGCTCGTAGCAATGTATACTATCGTATCTTTGGCGTAAGAAACCTAATGTAATTGATGAAGTCACCACAGAGTGACGCTTAAGAGAGGCTCCCAAAAGGAGCCTCTTTTTTTATATAAATACTCCATAAGGAGATAACATGCCACAACTAGTTCCTCAACCACAGAACACTAATTTCTTACAGTCTACAAAGTTTGTATTGACTTTTCCTAGAATAAGCAATACACAATTTTTTTGTCAAGAAGTTAATTTACCTGGTGTTTCTACATCAGAAATACCACAGACAACTCCATTCGTTGATCTGTACAGACCTGGTGATAAACTAGTATATGAGCCATTGAATGTAACATTTATTGTTAATGAAGATTTGTCATCATGGTTAGAAATTCATGATTGGTTGAGAGGAATGACATTTCCTACAAACTTTGAAGAATACCAGAATCTAAAGAATCTTTCTCCTGTTGCATATTACTCACCAAAACCACAATACTCAGATGGTATTTTAAGTGTATTAAGCGGATTGAATAATCCAAAATTATCAGTTCAGTTTACTGATGTTTTCCCAGTGTCACTATCTGCCATTCAATTTAACTCTACCGATTCCGATACACCAACAATAACTGCCACAGCAACATTCAGATATTCTTGGTACGATGTAAAAAGAGCTTGACATAACATAACCATTTGTGTTATAATAAACACTGGTTATATTTTAATTTGAATTATTATGGAAAATCTAGAGCAAGTATTGAACTATTGGGAAAAAGACTCTGTTGTTGATGAGACTGAACCTTCCCGTGAGATCATTCGTATTCCTAATCTTCATAGCAAATATCTTAATATTATGACTAAGCATAGAATTGCTGTCAAGAAAGCTACGTTTGATTACCACAGAATGAAGAAAGTTAAGTGGGAATACTACACAGGAAAGATGGGTGAAGATGAACTGAAAGAATACGGTTGGGAGCCGTTTCGTTTTACCTTGAAATCCGACGTGTCTACATATCTAGAGAGTGATGGTGATTTGATTAAACTTCTAGAGAAAAAGGTATATCATGAAGAAGTCGTTGAAGTCTGTACAGCTATACTCAAAGAGTTAGCTAACAGAACATGGCAGCTTCGTGAACATATGACACATGAACGATTCATTCAAGGCGCTAGATAATGTCAAACATCAATTTTGAAATATTAAATTTTAATCCTATACCAATTGGTACGTTTAATTTTGAAGAATCTTTTATTACAAAAGAACAGATTGAAATTTTTAAACAACTATATTATGAGAGAAACACACAATCTCCTGTTTTGGTAGCAAGTGGAGATAAAGATCATATTTTATCTTCTCCAGAATTTGAATATTTAAAGAAGTGTTTTGATCAGGCAGTAAATATGTACACTAGTGAAGTTTTACAATTAAAAAATAATTTTAAAATGATCCATTCGTGGGTAACAAAAAACGAAAAAAATTCATATCATTCTGTACATACACATGAAAATGTAATGTTATCTGCTGTGGCATATTTTAATGATGAATTAGTTGAAGAAGATTTTGCTCCAATAATTTTTTATGGAAAAGGTTTAAAAAATATTTTTGAAGATTTCAATTTTGATATTGAAGTAAAAAAATACAACGAACAAAATTCTAAATCTTGGACAATATTTCCAAAATTAAAACAAATATTAGTATTTCCTGGACATATGCTACATCAATCTGCATCAAATGATTCGGATAGAGTAAGATATTGTATAGGTACAAATTACTTCATTGAAGGTGAGGTAGGTGTAAAAAAATACACTAGATTTAATATAAGTATAAATGAATGACAATTTAACTATAATAAAAAAGAATGAAGTATATGCACATGTAGAATGTGAACGCCATCTTGCAAAAGAGTTATCTGAATATTTTACTTTCTTTGTTCCAGGTTATCAATTTACACCAGCATTTCGTAATAGAATCTGGGATGGGAAAATAAGACTCTTTGATCTAAGAAACAATAACATCTATCTTGGTTTACTACTATATATTGAAAAGTTTGCAGAAGAACGTGGGTATACTATTGAGTGTGGTGAACCAAGACCAGATTTAACTGATGACTTTTCTTTATACTTAGCTAAAAAGTTTACAGACGAATTAAATCTTCATGCACATGGTAAAGCTATTCAAGCTACAGATTATCAGCTAGATGCTTTTGTTCATGGTATGCGTCATAGGAGAGCGTTACTATTATCTCCTACAGCATCAGGTAAGTCTCTCATCATCTATCTTTTTATACGTCAATTCCTTGACTACAGAGGCTACAAAGGGTTAATTATAGTACCCACTACATCATTAGTAGAACAGTTATATTCTGACTTTGCTGACTATTCTAGTCACAATGATTTTGATGTAGAAGCAAACATACATCGAGTGTATCAAGGTAGAGATAAGTATTCAGAAAAGAATCTTATTATTTCAACTTGGCAGTCTCTATATCAATTACCATCAGAATACTTTGAGCAGTTTGACTTTATCATAGGAGATGAAGCTCATCTGTTTAAAGCACAATCTCTCGCTACCATTATGACTTCTTGTACTAATACGAAGTACCGTATTGGGCTAACAGGTACGTTAGATGGTACAAAAACACATAAGCTGGTACTCGAAGGTCTATTTGGACCTGTAGAAAGAGTTACGCATACGAAAGACCTGATAGAAAGAGGTCAACTAGCAGAATTTGATATTAAGTGTCTGATACTAAAACATCCAGAAGATATCGCTAAACAATTAAAGAATAAAGAGTATAAAGACGAAATAGAATATTTAATCCAATGTGAAGCTAGAAATCGATTCATAAAAAATCTAGCACTATCACTCGGTAATAATACATTAATACTCTATCAATATGTTGACAAACACGGGAAATTGTTATATGATTGGATTACCAATGCCAAGAATATAGGCAATAGAAAAGTGTTTTTTATTCATGGTGATACCGATGTTAAAGATAGAGAAAATATAAGACAAATTATGGAGGAAGAACAAGATGCCATTGTGGTCGCTTCTTTTGGTACTTTTAGTACCGGCATTAATATACGCAATTTACATAACATTATCTTTGCGTCTCCCAGCAAATCTAGAATCAGAAACCTTCAGTCGATTGGAAGAGGACTTAGAAAAGGAGAAACAAAAAGTGCAGCAACTCTCTATGATATTGCCGATGACCTTCGAGTCGGCAAACACATGAACTTTACATTGAGACATTTCGTGGAAAGAACAAAGATATATACTGATGAAGGGTTTCCTTACAAACTCTATAAAATAGGACTCAAGAATGGAACAAATTAAAATAGTCCGACTAAAAACTGGAACAGATATTATCGGATATATTAAAGAAGATAATTATTTGACTTACATTCGAGATGCAATGATCATTGAAATGCATGATGATCTTAAAAATCGCAAACAAATTCTAACATTAGCAAATTGGGCACCATCTTCAATCATAAAAACAAATGAATGCTTCATTGGTGATAATGATATTTTAACTAAGTTCGAACCTACAGAAGTATTTGTAGATCATTATCTTGGTACTTTGAAAACAATCTCTAATTTGGTTAAAGCAAAAGAAGAGGCAGATAAACTAAAAGATGATGAGATTATGGAGATGATTGAAGCTATGGAAGAGAAAGAATACTACACACTTCAGTAATAGGTCCTATTATCAGCATCATTCTGGACATACTCAGTATAACGGTATGTAAAGACCTTGTCAACACTTTTTTATGGTAAACTTATGAGTAAACAAAAACACTATGTAAATAATGAGGATTTTCTCAAAGCACTTGTCCAGTACAAGAAAGATTGCAAAGAAGCCAAAAAGAACAATCTTACTAAGCCTATAGTACCAAATTACATAGGTGAATGCTTCATGAAGATTGCAGAAGGTTTGTCACATAAACCAAACTTTATCAATTATCCACACAGAGATGAAATGATTGGTGATGGTATTGAAAACTGTCTAATGTATTTTGAAAACTTTGATCCAAGTAAATCAAAAAATCCATTTGCTTACTTTACTCAAATCATTTACTTTGCGTTTCTCCGTCGTATCCAAAAAGAAAAGAAACAGTTATACGTCAAATACAAAGCCACAGAGCAAGTTGGTATATTAGACGAATATGAGATGATGGAGTTTGAAGATGGTACGACAAAGCAGTTTGAACTCTATGACAATATTGCCGAATTTATAGAAAACTTTGAAGAAGGCAAACGTAAGAAAAAAGAGGCAAACAAGCCTAAAGGTATTGAAAAGTTTTTGGAGTCGTAGTACAATAATGAAAATAATAGACAATTTTTTATTTCATTCCGAGTATGATTTACTTGAGTTAAGGTTGGAAATAATGTACGATCATGTTGATCACTTTATTATAGTGGAATCTGATCACACATTTACACAGATACAAAAAGAGTATAATCTAGAAAAGAATATGGTAAGATATGAAAAATGGAAAGACAAAATTGTTTACGTTAAAGTAAATCAAACTAAAACTGAAGCACCCACGATCACTAGAGAAAAAGCTTTTGAAAATGAATTTTGGGCTAGAAATCAATTTAAATTAGGATGGGAACAAATTGGTTTAAAAGATGGAGATATTTTAATTATATCTGATTGTGATGAAATTGTTCGTCCAGAAACTCTCAAATTCATAAGAGAAAATTCATATGATTACTATGCTTTAATGGCTCCCATCTTTAATTTCAAGTTTAACTACATGAATACTGGTAATGATTATGTTGTTTGGCCAACAGCATATAAGTATTATAGTAATTTAGAATACACACCTTCTTCTATGAGAAGGGTTGACGTTGAATATAGAGATGGAAGATTCAAAAGTAGGTTTAAAGAAGCAACACAGAAATCAGAACCAATCACAGCAATATTATTACATCATGCCGCTTGGCATTTTAGTTCTCTTGGTAATGAAGAATCTATAAGAAATAAGTTGACAAGTTACTCTCATGTAGAGTATAATAAACCAGATTATCTGGATAATGTTAACATTGACAATATGATAAAGGAAAATAAAAATCATATTAATCAAAATTCTGGATGTTGGAAAAAAGTTAAACTTGATGACTATTTTCCAAAAGCAATTTTAAACAATATCGAAAAATATAAAAAATATATTTTAGAAGGTGATGATTGTGAAACAGTTATTCACTACTATGGAAAAAACATCTTAGATAAAGAGGTTTGACATGAAGGTGGGGTTCAATTGTAGTACCTTTGATTTGTTTCATGCTGGTCATGTTACTATGCTCAAAGAAGAAAAAAGACATTGTGATTATTTAATTGTGGCAATACAAGTTGATCCTACTGTGGATCGTCCAGACACAAAAAATAAACCGGTAATGTCCATTTATGAAAGATATGCATGTGTTTCGGCATGTAGATATGTTGATGAAGTTATCGTATATCACACAGAAGAAGATTTGTTGAATATACTGAAAACACAACACATTGACATTCGTTTTCTTGGTGATGAATACAAGACAAAAGACTTTACTGGTAAGCAGTGGTGTTTAGATCATGGTATTGAATTACACTATCATGAAAGAGAACATCCATACAGTAGTTCATCACTACGAAAAAGAATATATGATGCTGAAGTATTGAGAATGAAAAGAATGAATAAGGAATATGATGAATGTCAAAAGTAGCCATAATTACGGACCAGCACTTTGGGTCTAGGAATGACTCTATAGTTTTTCTAGATTACTATGAAAAATTTTATACTGAAACTTTCTTTCCCAAACTGAGAGAAGAAGGTATTCGTCAGGTGTTGATTCTCGGTGACACTTTTGATAGAAGAAAGTATATAAACTTCTATAGTCTGAAACGAACCAAAGAGATGTTCTTTGATGTTCTTCATGAAGAAGGTTTTGAAGTTTTCATGTTAGCAGGTAATCATGATACTTACTTCAAGAATACAAATGAAGTAAACTCTGTTGATCTGCTATTGCAAGAATATGGTAACATTCATGTAATCGATTCACCAGAACACATTTATGTGGGACCACATCAAGTGTGCATGATACCATGGATTTGTACAGACAACTATGAAGAATCTATGCAGTTCATTAAAGAATCTACTTCTGATATTTGCATGGGTCATTTTGAAATAGCAGGCTTTGCTATGCATAAAGGAATGCCATCAGAAGAAGGATTACATCGTGATATTTTTAGAAAGTTCGAATTTACTTTCAGTGGTCATTATCACCATAAATCTTCTGCTGATGGGATTTACTATCTTGGTAACCCATATGAACTCACATGGCAAGATTATAACGATCCTCGTGGTTTTCACATTTTTAATCTTGATACTAGACACCTTGATTTTGTTCAGAACCCTAACGTAATGTTTCATAAAGTTGTCTATGATGATAAAGAGAAAGAAGTAAAAGAAATAACCAACTTTGATATGACACCATATACCAACAAATATGTAAAGGTTGTGGTGTTGAACAAAACTAATCCATACTTGTTTGATGTATTCGTTAATAATCTTTACCAATCAAATCCTGCTGATATTACCATCGTTGAGGACTTTACAGACTTGACAGAAGGTGTGGATGATGATATAATCGACCAGGCAGAAGATACTCTAACTATCCTAAATAATTATGTGGATGCTATCCAAGATGATAATTTGGATGCAAACAAACTAAAAAACATTCTCAAAGAACTTTATATTGAAGCGGTCAATACTGAACAATGATTATATTTGAAAAGGTTAGATGGAAAAATTTTCTGTCTACCGGTAACTGGTTTACAGAGATTGATTTTACACGTTCACCAAACACTTTGATTATTGGATCAAATGGATCAGGAAAGTCAACTATTCTTGATGCTTTGACCTTTGGTCTATTTGGTAAACCTTTTCGTAAAATTAATAAACCTCAACTACCAAACTCTATCAATGAAAAAGAGTGTGTAGTTGAAATTGAATTTAAAGTCGGTAAGAAAGCATACAAGATTATTCGGGGTATTAAACCCAACACATTTGAAATCTATCAAGATGGTAAGTTGTTGAATCAAGATGCAGCAGCAAGAGACTATCAAGAAGTTTTAGAGAAGAATATTCTCAAACTAAACTTCAAATCGTTTACACAGATTGTTATTCTAGGTTCAGCATCGTTTACACCATTCATGCAGTTATCTGCCGCTGATCGTCGTAACATCATTGAAGATTTACTTGATATTCAAATCTTTTCTTCTATGAATAGTTTGGTCAAAGAGAAGATGGTAGAGATTAAAGATGCATCTGCTAAGATCAAATACGATATGGACTTGACGGCAGAAAAGATTGAACTACAGAAACAAAACATAGAAGAACACAAGAAACACAATGATGCAGAGATAGAAAAGAAAAAGCAAGAAATAATTACAAGTGAAACCCAAATAGGTCACTTGCAGATTGATATTGAATTGATTCAAAAACACATTGACGTACTAACTTCAAAAATCCTAAATAAAGATGCAGTAGAAGCAAAGAGAACAAAACTTTCAAATCTTGAAAACCAGTTATCAAATAATTTAAGAAAACTGGATAAAGAAGTTAAGTTCTATGAGGATAATCATGATTGTCCTACATGTAAACAAACTATTACACAAGATTGGAAAGAAAAACAGATATTAGAAAAACAAACTAAAAAGAGCGATATATCAGTAGCATTAACTGATATTGAAAAGAAGATTGCAGATGCAAACAATGTTGTAAATGAGATGTTGAAAATTACGAAGCATATTACTGAACATAATTCGGAGGTGATAAAACACAATGCATCAATCACAGCAATCAACAAATACGTGGCTAAGCTTAATGCAGAAATTGCGGAACTATCGACCAGAAAAGATAACCTTGAGGAAGAAAACACAAAACTCAAAGAGTTACGAGAAAAACTTGCCAGCCTTGTTGAAAAGCAAAAACAAATAGCAGACGAAAAACAATATTATGAGTTTGCTGGAACATTGTTGAAAGATACTGGTATCAAAACAAAGATCATCAAACAGTATCTTCCAATTATGAATAAGCTGATCAACAAGTATTTGACCGCAATGGATTCTTTCATTAATTTCAATCTTAATGAAAACTTTGAAGAAACCATTAAGTCTCGCCATAGAGATGACTTTAGCTACCATAACTTCTCTGAAGGTGAGAAGATGCGTATTGATTTAGCTATATTGTTTACATGGCGTCAAATTGCAAAACTGAAGAATAGTGTCAACACAAATTTACTGATTTTAGATGAAGTGTTTGACAGTAGCCTAGATACTGTAGGTACTGACGAGTTTTTGAAATTGATGTATGATATTGGTCAAGACACTAATGTGTTTGTTATATCACATAAAGGTGATCAGTTGTTCGACAAGTTTAGAAGTGTGATTCGCTTTGAAAAGAAAAACAATTTTTCGAGGATAGCAAAATGAGTGATGTTATTAGAATTAATACAGATGATGTAGATGGTACAAAAGTACAACAAGTTAAAGTATTACAACTTGTACCAGAAACTGATTCTATTTTAGATGAAACGATGCCTGAGTTTGATTTCAGTAATCCACCTACTGATCCTGTATTTCTCGCATCACAGTTGGTAGAAACATGTATCTATCACAAAGGTCTTGGATTATCAGCGAATCAATGTGGGTTGAGATATAGAGTGTTTGTTATGGGTGCAGGTAATGATTATGTTGCACACTTCAACCCAAAGATTATTAGTGTATCTGATAAAACATCACATATGGAAGAAGGTTGTTTATCTTATCCATTGTTGTTCATTCATATTACTAGACCAGAAAGTATCACAGTAGAGTATCAAGACTTTGAAGGTAAAGTAAAAACAGCAACGTATTCAGGTATTACTGCTCGTTGTTTCCAGCATGAGCTTGATCATATGAATGGTATAAGATTTACAAGCAAAGCTAAACCTCTTGCACTACAAACTGCAAAGAAGAAGAAAGATAAACTTATTCATCGTTACAGGAAAGCAAATGAAAGATTGGCAGCACGGGTACGAACTGGATTACCTCAAAGGCCTTGAGTCTCTTTATGCAGACTATAATAAGTTTGCAGACTCACCTTTTGCAGAATACAAGAAAAACAATATAGCAGAAGATTTGCATGATGATCATCTTATTGTAGATGATAATGGTTCCTACGTCAAAACAAAAACATCTAAACGAACACCAATTACAATGTATCAAAACATTGCTGTTGGATATAAAGAACCTGGTGACAACGTAGTTACAAAACTTCGTGGAACTAATTCCTATATAGAAGATGTTTGTAAGTTGATGGAAGGAAACACTTGGTTGTATGTTTGGGCTGAAGATAAAACTACCAGAAATATTGTAGAACATCATTTCGAATATGTAGGTAGTAAGATCACTACGTTTGGAGAAATCTATGCCATATACTTTAAGAATTCAGACAACGTACTGGTAGAAAGAACTCATCCATTTGTTGACTCAGTAGAAAAGATTGCCATAAAACAGTTGAATATTCCTGTTGATTCTGCTATCATAGAACAAATTGCAACTAAACTTGAAAACCTAAATATTAAGTTCCAGAATCACTATAGTAATTACAACAAGAAAAAATCTTGGTCTGCAATATCTCTGCGTGGTTATACACCAGATATCATGCGTATTGAAAAACCAGTTGAGATGAGTAAAAAATGGAAAGAGGAACACAAAGATGAAGAATTTTATTTACAAGATACTTTCCTTCGTAATGAGTTTCCAGAAGTTGATAGACTACTTGAGTTTCTGGGCGATGCGGAATTACATCGTATCAGGTTCAT